CATACGTGCGACGAAATCTTTGTCGGAACCTCCGACAAGGTACTGCCCCCCGTCAATGACGAAAGGGTAATTTCTACGAGCTTCAATGGCTTCTGCCGAAACTCGTTCTACGGACCCTTTCGGGTACGATTTCGATACAATAGACCATGTATCGTCCATTGGATGATTATGAATCCAATGAGCAACAGCTTGGTATTTCCAAGATGGTTTAGCATCGGGATCCCGATGCACCAAACCCAACCCTCCAAAGAGGATTGGTACAAAAGGGTCAATTCTGAACCTTTTAATAGCTAGGTTAATTAAATAACCTAGAACAATATTTTGTAAATTACAAACTATTCGGCGGTCAATTGTGACAGCCATTTTATGAAAGCGTTCTGCTTTCAATAAATCTTGATGCATAAATGCATTAAGAGAAGTTTCTTGTGGAGGTTTATCTACAAGAAGTCGTAGAGGGATATAACCCTCCAGTTCACGAACTGTATCACCAATTCGTGTAAAAGGACGTTCACAATAGACGCCCCGTGTACCGAAGAAGGAACCATCCTTCTCCGATTTAACGATATAACCAAACTTTCTTGCGAAAGCCTTATACCGTTCTACTTGGCGGGGATTCCACCAAGCAAGTAAATCATCGCCTTTAACGATGAAATTACCACTACTATCGGCCTTTTTGGCACAATAATAGTTCGTGAGCGATAAAATCGACCACGAAATGGGACACCCCATGGGTGAACCCCTCTTCCAGACGAACGGCTCCTCTGGAAGTAATAAGTTCAATGGTATATTGAACTCAAAAGCCATCATTTCGATGGCCCAATGTGCGATTGTATCTGTCGCTTTCGACAAATCGCAACTAAACAGACGGGCATGCCTGTCTGTTAAAGCATTGCCTTTAATCCGGAATGACGGGTCTTCACCTGTCACACTGGCACGGCATTGTGGAATGTTGTATAATAAGTTATACAACTTAGGTCGGTGACGGCTTGCAGCCATCACTGATGCAGCATTGGACTTAGTCACAATGCGGACCTTCCAGCCGAATTCCTTTACGGCGACTGGATATGCGGACAAACTATAAGGAATGTCCATTTGGTCGAAGATACCTTCGGCCATGATAGTGCGAACTTTGTTCGCACTGAATTCAGCCTTATCACGATAGTGATCAGGCCCTTTTGCACGGAGCTGAGCTCTATGCATCATTACGCCCCTAAGAATAGGAGCTGTTGAAATTTGGTCTTTGACCCAATTCCATCTTCCGCCTTCACGTCTGGAGGACTCCAGACAGGCAGATTTACTGACCAACGATGGTTCATAAAGTTGATCAGAACGAGCTGGATCAAACCAACTCTTTTGCAACCAGGACCG